CTCTGACAAGCCCGAGCAGCGCATCATATAGTCTTTCCGGCGGTTCTCCGCCGTCATGTGCCGCTTTACTCTGCGACCACCTGAGCCAGCTCACAGCGTCATAGGTCAGCACATTAAGCAGTGTATCTAGTGGATATCTGACACCTGCCAGCGCGAGTTTTATCCTCGCATCATCCCTCAGCCCACATGAAAAGATCGCTGCCATACGTGGTGACAGCGATCTGTAATCATATATGTGATACGTTTCCGCCAGGTCGCAGATAAGCGCATCTTCATCGGTGGCTATCATGCGGCTGAGGACGATCAGTTTTTTACGTCTTTATTCTCGCGGAGCTCTGCGAAGATCTCACTGATCTCCGCTATCATAGCCGATGCGGGCACTATACCCTCATCGTTGCGGCAGTGCTCTTTGAGGGCGTTAGCCTGTTCCGTGCCCAGGAGCAGCTTCACAGCCGCGCCCATTTTCTGTGTCTTGCCGTCATCGATGTCCGAGAGCACTTCGAGCAGTTCCCAGTTATCGAGGGCGCTGTCTTCTATGGTGAATTCAAAACCTGTTGTCGTCTTACCTGTCAGCATGATACACCTCCTATCAAGACTTTGTTACTGTTACAGTGTAGGTCTTTGTAGCGTTGCCGTTTGTGACTGTGACGGTCACTGTGTTGCTCCCTGCCGACCATGTAGCAGCGTTGCCGCTTGTTACGGTAGTTGTGCCGTTCTTGATAACAACAGTCGCTTCGTTATCGGTTGCAGTTGCGGTGATAACGTTAGTTGCAGAGGTGGTAGTCGTTGTATAGCTGGTTGTGCCTGCTGCGAATGTAGGCGACAGTGTACAGCCTGTGATGCTCAGGGCGGACAGTGTAGTATCAGGCACGGTAGGCGCTTTCAGATACTCATAGTGGGTGTTACCGCTTGCATCGGGTCTTGCGGAGATAGTCAGCGCATAGCCTACAGCACCGCTGTCGTTGTATGTTACTTCGCCGATAGCAGTGATCTTACCGTAGGGGATGACCACACGCTTTGCGATATTGCCTTTGAGTACCATGTCACACACCCAAACGCTCTCGACCTGCTCCTCGCTGTTGACCTGTACAGCCAGACCGCTTTCAAGTGTACCGCTTATTCTGCTCTCACCAAATACGGTCTTGAGTACATCAGCATTCATGGTCTCGATGAGGGTCACTGTGAATGTGTCGGTCTTTTCTGTCTGAGTGGTCAGCACCACATCTCCGCCCCATGCCTTGACGTTCTCAGTAGTGATGCCCATGTTATTCTTGAAGCCCTCATCCGAGCAGTAGCCCTGGTTAACGAAATCGACTGCAAGTGCTGTCACTGCATCGGTAGGCAGGGTAGCTGTAAGGGGCGCTCTGAAAACGGAACCGCCAAGCTTGGGCTTGCCGGCTGTTACCTGTCCTGCGTTATTGTTTGCCATATATATCACTCCTCATAATCTTCATAGTACGTAATGTCATATACCGCCTGATAGCGGTATCTTCTGGTGTCGGTTTCTGCCTGTGGGTAATCGCTGTTGAGGTAAACGCCCACGATGTCGCTGAGTTCCGGCAGGTCGTATAGCATAATTCGTTTGATATGCTTGTTAAGTTCTGCCGCTTGTTCCATGCTACCCGAGTATGAGCGTATTGTTATTACAGCGCCGTCTATGTGGTTTGTGTGTCTGCTTCCGACTTTCCCGACTACCAGATATTCCCGCGGCGGTTTTTCGGGTTCTTCACCGTAGGCTGTATAGCCTTTGCTGTTGAGATATCCTATAAGTATGCTCTCGATCGTCTTAGCCACTTCCGAACACCGCCTTCATGATAGTATTATCACGGTAGTTCGCTCTGCGTGCCGATGCGGTTTCGGCGTAGACCTTGACCACCGCTTTGCCCGGGAGAGAACCGCCTGTGTAGTGCTGTACCTCGCTGGTATAACCGTCCCCAAGCTGGGCAAGGGCAGTATCTGCAATACTCTGCATCATACTGACAATTTCGGGAGAGTTTCTGAGTTCGCTGTATCCCGCGAGATTCGCTTCGACCTTAACTTTGCTCATATCTCATCACCTTGACTTTCTTGTTCCAGCTGAGAGGGATCATATCCTCGATGCCCTGCGTTGGTGCTCCTATGGTTTCATACACCTGTCCCCAGAAACGCACCTGAGTGTCCTCCCAGTCGTGTGTATCGCCTTTAGGTATCCCAAGAAGATAGTCCAGACGTTTCCCCGAGAGGTTCAGCTCGTCGGTTATCTCTTCGGTGCTAGGCTGACCTATGAGGACATTGTCCACAGTCACCCATTCGGTATTATAGACAGGGCGATTGAAGCTGTCAGTGCCTGTCTGTACCTTGACAGCTAGTTCAATCGGTATCCCATGTATCCCCATTAGTCGTACACCTCCAGTGCGCCGTAGGTCTGCTGCATCAAGCCCAGGTCTTTCAACTCATTACGCAGGAAGTACAGAGATTGTCCAGCATTAAGATATGTCATCGAAGCACTGTATCCCAGTGCTGACTGTGTTGCCTGAACTGCTGCAGGGCTATCATCGGCTATGCTGTTCAGTGCGCGTATTACCGACTGCACTACAACATTTTTTACAGCAATGCCGAAATCATCATCTGCTGCGATAAGTGTATCGATGTCTTTTCCATATTTCTTCGCAGTAAGCCGCAGCTTTGCGGAGGACTGAGTTATCAGTACCTCCGCTGCATCTTCCTGCTGAGGTGTAAGTGTTACACCAAGAGCTGTGATATCGCTTACTGCTGCGTAATCTGCGCCCATAGCTTATGCTATATCGTCAGAGGTAACAGTAAGGTAAGTTACTGCCTTTACCTTGCTGCTGCTCAGGTTAACGACCTCGATAACATCACCTGCGGATACTTCGATAGCTGTTGTGCCCGAAGTGAGAGATGTACCTGCATAAGCAGTTGCAGTCTCATCGAAAGTTGCACGCGCTGTAGGATTTACTTTATATGCGTAAGTAGTGCCTGTGTTGCCTACTGTAACAGTAACAACAGTTTTGCCGGTACTGCCTTCGCCTGTTGCCTTTGCAAGTGATGCGGTAAGGCTGCCGGGTGTGTATACACAGCGTACAGCCACGCTTCTGAGAACCTTATGGTCATAAACATAACGTCCCTGTACAGCGCTTGCACCGATATACTTGCCTGAACCGTTAAGATCCTCGATGTGTACGGGAACGCTGAATTCAAGCACTCTTGTAGCGAATCTGGGGTGTCCTGCGATCATTGCGAGGTTGGCTGTGGTATCATTCCACTCCTTTACAAGGAAGCCTGCTATCTTACCGAGAATGCCGTTCTGCTTGACACTGTCACCAAGATCGGAAGCCGAAATGAATTCGGGGGACTTGAGTATCAGTGCAAAAGCATCGGGTGTAACCAGCAGGAAACGTCTGCCGTCGTTAGGAACCTTAGCCTTTGACATATCTCTTCTTATATCAACGATAGTTGCATATATGTTATCCTTTGTGAGCTCA